GTGCCGATGGGCTGGTACATCTCGAGATCGTCGCCTCCCGCGTCGGTACGAGTTGGGTCACGCCGTGGCTGGTTCAGCGCAACGAGGTCGAGGGTGGTTGGTTCGATGGTCGGGTTGCGTTGCAGGAACGCGGCGCTCCGGTGTCGAGCCTGTCGGACGGGATGACGGAGGCAGGCCTGACGGTCGTTCCCATCGGCGGCAGTGAGTTGTCGAAATCGTCGGGCTCGTTCTTCGATGCAATCAAGCAGCGCAAGGTCAGGCAGCGCGGTCAGGCTGTACTCGACGAGTCGGCCCGCATGGTTCGTGCACGCCCCGCCGGTGACGCCTGGTTCTTCGATCGAAAGAACTCTCCGTCCGATGCCAGCCCGGTCATTGCCGAGGCTTCGGCGTACTGGCTCCTCAATCAACCAGTGGCAGTTGAGCAAACATCAGCCTACGAACAATCCGATTTCATCATGCTTTAGGAGGCAATTGTGGGTTCCCTCGCCTCTTGGCTTGGCTTCGGAAGTAAGGCGGAGGCGGGCGCGTCTGCCGGTTCCGCTCCGGCGGTGGTCATCAATCTCGATGGCCTCAAGGGGCAGACCGTCGAGAAGCTGTGGCGCGATCAGCCGAACCTTCGAACCGTCGTCGGCTTCCTGGCGCGCAACGTCTCCCAGCTTGGCCTGCACGCCTTCGAGACGGGCGCCGAAGGAAATAATGTCCGAGTCAAAGACGGCCCGCTAGCGCTGCTCTTCAAGAAGCCGAATCCAAGTGACACCCGTACTGAACTGATCTACGACCTGGTTGCCACTCTTGCGCTCTATGACATCGCATATTGGTTCTTCGCACCTGATGCAAAGTCGGAGAGCGGTTGGATCATTCGCCCGATCCGTCCGAGTTGGGTGACGAACACGGTCACGGATGGCGCGTTCGCGATCAAGGAGTATGAGCTAGCGCTACCGGATGTCAAGGAGACGGTACTCGTACCGGCCGAGCAGATGCTCGTGTTTCATGGCTGGAATCCTGAGGATACGCGCATCGGTAGCTCGCCAGTGTCGGCGCTCAAGGCTGTTTTGGCTGAGCAGATCTCGGCGCAGGAGTACCGAAAGCAGCGTTGGGACAACGGTGGCCGAGTCGACGCATTCATCACGCGACCCGCCGACGCGCCGAAATGGGAATCGGAAACGCGAGCCAAGTGGGCCAAACAGTACAAGGATTCCTATACCGGACAGGGCGCGAAGGCGGGTGGCACTCCGCTCCTCGAAGATGGAATGGAGCTCAAGAAGCTCGGATTCTCCTCGAAGGAAGATGAGTACGTCAACGCCGCCAAGCTTGCACTGACGACAGTTGCGAGCGTCTACTACGTCAACCCAGTCATGGTCGGAATTCTCGACAACGCGAACTACTCCAACGTCAAAGAGTTCTCGCGAATGCTTTACTCCGACACTCTCGGTCCGACACTCAAGATGATCGAGGATCGCATCAACACGTTCCTCGCACCCCTTGTCGCGCCAGGGCAAATGGTCGAGTTCAACGTCAAGGTGAAGATGCGCGGCTCCTTCGAGGAAGAAGCTGCCTCACTTCAGACGGCGACCGGCCGCCCGTGGATGACTTCCGACGAAGCGCGCGCAACTCAGAACATGCCCGCACTCGGCGGTGACGCGGCAATGCTCGCATCGAACCTGAACCAGGCGCTCAGCGCACCACCCACTGACACCGAGGAGGTGTAGCCGTGCAAACCAAATCCTTTCCCATTCGAGTAAAGGCCGGTCCCGAAGACGGACTAGCGGAGGGCGAATTCCTCGTCTACCCATCAACATTCACCCGCACACCTGACTCGTATGGCGACGTCGTAGCGAAGGGTGCATTCACCGAGACTATCGCCAAATGGAAGGAATCGGGCAACGTCCTACCCGGCCTGTATGGGCACCGGTTGGACGACCCCGATTTCTTCGTGGCCAGCGCGCTCGAGATGGGCGAAGACGACCACGGCTGGTGGATCAAGGGCGTCTTCGACCTCGATTCACCCAAGGGCCCGCAGGTCTACCGACTGGTCAAAGGTCGCCGAATCAACCAGATGTCTTTCGCTTTCGACACCCTCGATGAAGGGGCTGTCGAACTCGAGGACGGAGGCAAGGCGAACGAGTTGCGCAAGGTGAGTGTGTACGAATTCTCTTTCGTGCCAGTCGGTGCCAATCAGGACACGTCGATCGTCGCAGTGAAGGCCCTTGCCGATTCCATCGCCGAGAACGCCAAGGCGGGCCGTGTCCTGTCCGCCAAGAACGAGACCACCATCCGTGAGACCGCAGACCAGCTCGAAGCTGGTGCGGTCGCGCTCAGAAACTTAATCCCCAGTGATGAGGATGAGAAAGCCCAGGATCAGGCCAGCGGTAAGGAACCGCCTGCCGGGCAGCCCAACAAGGCTGCGCCGGGTCAGGCCACGCCAAGTCCGTCCGTCTCCCTGGCAGCAATGGAACTTTCCCTACTCGCTCTCAAGGAGCTTGCATGAACCTCAAGGAAAAGCGTGCTGCCAAGCTGGCAGACGCAAACGCAATTGTCGACGGAGCCAAGGCCGCGAAGGCGGAACTGACCGACGAGCAGAACGCAGCCGTTGCTGCCCTGATCGCCGAAATCGCCGCACTCGACGAGAGCATCGCAAAGGCGAACGATGCCGCTGCGATCCTCAGTCAGCTCGACGGCCTGGCAGACGCCAGTGCCGCGGCCGGTGAGGAGGGTGGTGACGACGCCGAGAAGGGTCGCCGCGCAGGTACGCCCAAGTCCCGCTCGATCGGCGAGCACTTCGTCAAGGAATCCGCGAGCGCTTTGACTCAGGTCAAGGGGCGCCGATTCTCCGTCAGTGCACCGGAATACAAGGCGGCGAGTGACACTCACTCGCTGACCGGTTGGTCTGCTGGCGTGCCGTACCTGACCGACTTCGACAAGACGGTCGTGCAGGCGTACCGCCCGCAGCTCGTCATCGCCGACCTTCTCGGCAAGGGTCAGATCTCCGGCAACGCGATCAGCTACCTGGTCGAGGCTGCAGCGGAGGGTGACTTCGCGAACGTCGCCGAAGGCACGCAGAAGCCGCAGCTGCACTTCCTCAACCCGACCGCGGTTGTCGACGCACTCAAGAAGATCGCCGGTTGGATCAAGATCACCGACGAGCTGATCGAGGACGCGCCGTTCCTTAAGACCGAGATCGACGGTCGCCTGCTCTACAAGCTGGCGGCATTCGAGGAAGCTCAGCTGCTCAACGGCAACGGCATCGGCCAGAACCAGACCGGCATCCTCAACCGCGCCGGCATCCAGACCGAGGTTTCCGCGAATCTCGAAGACAATCCGGATGCGGTGTTCCGTGCGATGACCAAGATCTCGACCGCATCGGGACTCAATGCCGATGGCATCGTGATCAACCCGGCGGACTACCAGAAGTTCCGACTGTCGAAGGATGGCAACGGCCAGTACTTCGGTGGCGGATTCTTCTCGGGTCAGTACGGTCAGGGTGGGGTTCTCGAGAATCCTCCGCTGTGGGGTCTGCGCACGGTTGTCACTCCGGCGATCGCCGCGGGCACTGTGGCAGTCGGCGCATTCGGTTCCGCTGCATCGCTGTACCGCAAGGGTGGCGTGAGCGTCGAAGCGACCAACTCCAACGAGGACGACTTCACGAACAACCTCGTGACCATTCGCGCAGAAGAGCGCGTCGCTCTGGCTGTCCGCCAGCCGCTCGGCTTCGTGAAGCTGACGCTGTCGAACACCCCGAAGGCGTAAGGGGTAGGCGGTGCGCGAATACGAGATTTATGTAGGCGGGCTACCGCACACGGTGCAGCTCGATGAGGCGACCGCGAAGGAGCGGGGCCTGACACCGATCACGCGAGCAAAGGTCGTGCCGAACAAGGCGCGTACTCGCACCCGCAACAAGGCGGTGTGACATGGAGCCGCTGATCAGCCTCGAACAAATCGAGGAACGGCTCGGCGGTACCGGTGTCACTCAGGCGTACGTGGACGGGGTGTCTGCAGCGATCCGCAATTACTGCGGTTGGCATGTGGCCCCCG